GCAGGCGTGTTGATGCCAGTGATGCTACTCGCCTATTTCGCACCAAGATTTTAGATGTTGAGCAATTAGTCGCACGATTCCCTAAGTTAGAAAACGAATTACGCAATGAATCGCAAGACCGTGAACAGGTTGAAAACGATTTTATGTACGAACAGTACCAACAATCGGGACTAGGCGCAGGTGGTTCGATGTTTATGTCAAAGGCCATGCCTTATGATGGGACACGCGAAGCTATCCGCGTTATGGAGTGTTGGTACAAGCGGCCTATGCAAGTGCAGATACTCCGTGGCCAAGGGCGATTGACTGGCTATGTGTTTGACCCTAAGAACCCTGAACACGTTCAAGCAGTACAATCAGGTGAATTAGAGCTGGTCAAAACACATCGTCAACAGGTGTGTGTCTGCGTATTTACCGATAACACACTTCTTTTCTCAGGTGTCAGCCCATATCGTCACAATAGATTCCCGTTTGTGCGTACCGTGGCGTATCTCGATGACAAGACAGGTATGCCTTATGGGGTTATTCGTGCGTTACGCGACCCGCAAATGTCGTTTAACATTCGACGCAACAAAGCTATATACCTGTTATCCACTAAGCGCGTGATTATGGACAAGCTCGCAGTTGATGATATTAAGCAGCTTGAAGAAGAAGTCTCGCGTCCTGATAGCATTATCGTAGTTAACCAGGGTAAGAAGCTAGAGATTATCGAAAGCCCGTCTTTGGCAGATGCTCATGTAAGGTTTGGTCAAGAAGATGAAGCCTATATGCTAAAAGCGTCAGGCGTTACAGGTGAGAATTTAGGGCAATCAACTAATGCTACGTCAGGTATTGCGATTCAGGCACGCCAAGAACAAGGCACAGTCACAACCTTAATGCTCTACGAAAACGCGGCATGGGCATTTGAGAAGCAGGGACAGTTAGTTTTATCGCTGATTGAGCAGTTCATTAGCCAAGAAATGCAGTTCCGTATTACCTCAGACACCAAAGGCAAAGAGTTTGTTGCAGTCAATGACGGCACAGACGAGACAGACATCACCAAGTCTCAAGCTGATTTTATCGTCACTAAACAAAACTATCACGCGACGATGCGACAAGCCTTAGCCGAGCAGTTATTGCCATTGGCATCGACCATTGCACAGTCAACAGGTAATCCACAATCAGCGTTTGCAGTCATTGAGACAGCTATCGGTTTGACAGATATACCGAATAAAGACGGCATCATGGCCAAGTTACGCGAGTCAATGGGTTTACCTGACCCCGATGAGACACCCGAAGAAAAGGCAGCGCGTGAACAGTCACAAGCAGACCAACAAGCCAAGCAAAACGCCATGATTGAGCGTAAAGCCAATGCAGAAATAGCCAAACTGGAAGCCGAAGCACAGCAAGCACAGGCCGTGGCTAACTCCGAACAGATTGCCGCCCTAAGCGACAAGATGACCGCGATGATGGACGTTATGGACGCTACCAAAGCGATGTTGTCCAAGCCTGATATGGCTAAGTCAGCCGATGAGATCATTAGACAAGCTGATTCAATCCTTAATTTACAACCCACTCAACAACCACAGCAACAAATGCCTGTCCAAGCACAGGTTGACCCTGCTTTTAGCGGAGATATGCAGCAATGAGTACAGATAACGAAAGCCCAATCATTTTAACGGCAGCCGAGCAAGAAGGTTTGGATTTGCCCGATGATTTTGGTGATGAAATCATTACGTCAGATAACGAAGGTCACGATGACTTTGCTATGGATGATGATGACGAAGAAATTGAAATTACCATTGATGACGATGGTGAAGAAGTTGCACCTGTCATTGCTCCTGTTGTGCCTGAGCCAGTTATTGAGCCCGTAGTTGAAAACACAGGTATTGATTACGCCGAAGTATTATTAGCATCGACAACCAAACAAGCCGAATTAGAAGCGCAGTTGAAAGACTTGGCTACCAAGTTTGATGATGGCGAGCTAGACGATGCGGATTACAACATCGAAGTACGCAAGATTGAGCGTGCTATTGCCCGTGTTGAAGCCAAAATGGAATTGGCTGAAGAACAAATTGAAGCGCAAAACGCAGCCGCAGAAGCGAACCAAGCAAAGCTCATGGCGCAATGGGAAAAGGCACAGGTTGACTTCTTTGCCAAACCTGAAAACAAAGCCATTGCCGAAGATGATGCGATGTTCAACTCGCTTGATGTTTACGTTAAGAAGATTCTAGCCGCAAATAATACGCCGATTTCTGACGTTCTTGATTTGGCAAAGCATAACTTACTTGCAGGTATTGCCAAAATTACAGGGCAAAAAGCACCTGATGCGCCCAAGCCTAGCACTAAGCCAAAAGCACCACAGGTTGAGTTGCCGCCTACACTTGGCAACATCCCTTCTGCTATTCCTAATGCCGATGGTGATGAGTTTGGCTACATCGACAAGCTATCAGGGCGTAAGTACGAGGACGCAGTAGCAAAATTAACGCCTGAACAACATGAACGCTACTTGTTAGGAACAAAATAATGGCTAAAACCTGTTCAACGCTATATTTAAGCGCACGAATTGGCGATAGAATACAAATAGGTGATAGCATCATCGAAATATCTGAAAAATCTGGCCGCCGTGTGCGGTTGGGGGTTATGTCATCACATAAGGTGACTGTATTTACTAATCCCTCGGCGCAAGAGTGCCTGAATGAAACCTCTATAGGTGGAAATCATGGCACAGACCATCATCACGACCAGCGCAGCCCAAACTAAGAAAAAGTGGGCAGGCGCGTTATTCAACTCATCCGTCCCTGAATCCTATTGGGGTTCGCATTTCATGAAAGAAGGCAGCGCAGAAAGCGCACCTAATGCCCCAATTCATTTAATCACCGACCTTGAAAAAGACTCAGGCGACGAAGTTAACTTTGACATCTACGCTCAATTGACTGGCTCACCCACTTACGGTGACGACAATCTTGAAGGCAATGAAGAATCGTTAACGCCGTACAGCGATAAAATCCTCATCAACCAGGTGCGTAAAGCAACTGATAGTGGTGGTGAAATGACTCGCAAACGTACAACCAACAATCACCGCATGATTTGCCGCAATAAACTGACTGACTGGTGGTCACGTTTCTTCGATGAAGCCGTGTTCATGAATATCAGTGGTGCGCGTGGCTCTAATGCCGACTACATTTTGCCGACTGCTTCAACAGCCGCGATTGAAGGTCAGTCATTGGTTGCTCGTAGCTCTGGCAATATCATCTACGCAGGTTCAGCAACAGCCAAGAATAATATGATCGTTGATGACAAGTTCAGCCTCACCTCTATCGACAAAGCTGTGACTAAGGCCGAAACCGAAGGTGGTGGTTCGGATGGTGTGATTCGTATTACGCCATTACGCATTGACGGTGTGGACAAGTTTGTTTGCTTGATGCACAACTATCAAGAGCATGATTTGCGTACCAGCACAACCACAGGTCAATGGCTAGACATTCAAAAAGCCACTGCAACCAACAACGGCACTAAAAACCCTATTTTCACAGGTTCGCTCGGTGAATATCGCGGTGTTGTCTTGCATAAGCACAACAAAGTTACTCGTTTTAAAGACTACGGCATATCAGGCAATGTAGCTGCTGCGCGTGCAATCTTCATGGGTCGTCAAGCAATGGTTGCTGCTTTTGGTAGCCCTGCTAATGGCTTACGTTTTGATTGGGCAGAAGAATGGCGCGACTACAAAAACCGCTTAGGCATTGCGACTAAGTGCATCGTGGGTTTGAAGCGTCCACAGTTCAACGGTAACGATGTTAATTCTATCGTTATTGATTCTGCTGCTGCACAACCGTACTAATCGTGCGGTTTCACTCTATTCTTAGTTCGGAGAGTTAATCATGACGACTTATACGTCAGCTCAATACGTTGATACCGCGCCTACTTCTACGGAGGCTGGCGAACAGATGGTGTTTTGTGCGTCCTACACCTTTGCAGCTGCTACGGCATTGGTAGCTAACGACATTATCAAGTTAGCTAAATTGCCTGCTAACCATGTTTTAACCGACTTGCGTTTAGAAACAGACGCATTAGGTGCAAGCTGCGCAGGTAGTGTGGGCTTCTTAAATGCTGACGCAACAGATATGTCCCAGGCTGTTATTGCTATTGGTTCGTTGGCTACTGCAACCATCAAGCGTGAAGACACTACGGCTGGCTTGCGTGTTGCTCCTGCGTCTAGTGGTTATACGCCTATTGGTATCAAAATCACTACAACAGGTTCGGCTGGTTCTCCTGGTACGAAAATCACCATGATGATGAAGTATCGCCCTAAGCAAAACATCGAGGTGTAACCATCATGCTGATTGAATGCTTGTTGAAACGTACTGGCGGTAGTGATGTTGTATTCGGCCAAAACGTATTAAGACAGGTGGTTTATAAATTTCGGCCTGTAGATGAGAAGGACAATTCATCCTCTCATCTATGCGAAGTTGATAATAAAGACCACATTGCATTTTTTCTGTCCCTGCGTCCTAAAGTTTACGTTGAGTATATTGAAGGCAAAGGCGCACAGTTTGAAGATGAAGATTATGAAGCGGCAGAACCCAAGGGCGAAGTTGAGGATTTTTCTGATTCGATGTTGTCTACCGTCAATCCTGATACGGTTTCCAATCGCTACGTCGAGGGGTTTGCGCGTCAAGTATTGAACGTAAACCCTAAAGACAAGAAGGCCATTTCTGCCATCTATAAGCAAAACACAGGCAAAGACCTACGCGCAACCATGTCGGCAACGGCAATGGTGCGTGAGTGTTTACGGTGTTTGGTGAATGATGCCAAAGATGCACTGGATATTGCCAAAGCTAACGCTAAAGCGAGTGAATAATCATGCTATGTAGTGCAATTTTATCGCGTATCAGAAAGAAGTTAAACGACCCCAATGCTACGGCATGGACTGACAACTCCGACTTGATACCTGCGTTAAATGAAGCACTACAGGCATTGATTAGCTACCGACCCGATGCAGCATCATACACGGCTATGATGTTGTTGGTGGCTGGCACACATCAAACCTTGCCCAGTGATGGCGTAAGACTGTTAAAAGTCATTCGTAATCGCGGAGTGAGTGGGTTAAGCGATGCAGGGCGAGCTATCCGCAAGGCTGATATGCTTGTTCAAGACGCGATTATCCCTGATTGGCATGAAACGACAGGACAAACAGTGGTTGATGAGTATTTTTACGATTCAATTACCCCTAAAGATTTTTATGTTTACCCGCCTGTAGCAGTATCTCCGACTATCGGTATTGATATTAGCTATGTGCGCGTACTGCCAACAATCACGGCAGGTACAGATACATTCCCAGTTGATGACTACTTTGCTCCTGCCGTTCAAGAGTGGATGCTTTACTCGCTATGGTGTGGTGATGATGAGCAAAACCCGAATTATGCCGTGGCGCGTTCTCATCAAAGTACATTTTTTCAGTTACTACAGATAAAAGCATCATCCGATGGCGCTGTTAATCCAAAATCAAAAGGTTAAGTCATGGCTATTGTCCCATATACGCAATGGTTGCCATACGTTCAGGTTAATGTGCCTGACTGCCCAAAAGCCCTTATCATTGAAGCCACAAGACAGAAGGTAATTGAATTTTGCCAAAAGTCTTTATTCTTGCGTCAAGAGCTAGACAGTTTCTACACCGTTGCTGACGACAACGAGTACGACTTATCACCACCCATCGATAACAATATCGCGCAACTGCTCATGCTAAAAGTCAATAAGCGTGAGCTAGAGCCAAAAACACAAGACGATATGGAAGAAATCTATCAAGAATGGCGCGATCAATCAGGCGAACCACAATATTTCTTTCTTAAAAATACCAATACCGCCATTTTAGTTCCAAAACCTATCAGTATTTATCCCGTCCGAATCCTTGTTGCACTAAAGCCTACGCAAGCAGCTCAAGGCGTTGATGAATCTATCT